GAGGGATTCGCATATGGTGCACCATTTTTAAACATTTCACCGTAACTGAGATTTGCCATTAGAATTGTTTCCAGAATTGTGGATGAGTTAGTCCTCCTTCTTTATTTAGATCCTGATTGGTCAGTAATATATCTCCTGCTAGACTCCAACGGTGTCCAGTATTATATGTCATGTGCTTCAGTTTAGCAGGGAATATTAGTAGGTCACCCTCCTTAGTGTTCTCCTCCCAGACACATGTGTTGACAAAATTCTTTTCTGCGTCAGCAAATGCCTGTGGGAACCACTCGTTCTGACTATCCTTTGTAAAGCATAGTGGGTCTTGTGTGTCCAAGTAATACACCCATGATATATGAGCAGGGTCATGACAATGATTAGGAACTGAACTATCCTCACCACTCACTGCGTACCATGTCTTCATAAAATGTATATCATAACTGACATTCATGGCACCTAGGTACTCATCTATACAGTCGTTGACTTCTAACATGAAACTATTCATCTGTGGATCAAGGTGTACTAACACCTTACCATCTATCTCACCTGTCTGACCACGGTCAAACATATGATGCTCATATCTCTTGGCAACCCAATCAGAATAGTCAATTAAATTAAACTTCCCTATCGTTGTAGGGAATAGGTTAATCGTCTCCATGTATTTGTACCCAAGGATTATCTCCTGATCTAGACTTGTTGTATATAATTATTCTATCGTTCTTATAGTCTGGAACAAACTCCAACTCATCAGTATTTGGCCACATCATCTCTTCATAAAGAGAATTAAGTTTTGCCATGTCATCGTACAGATCACCTGTCATCTGACGCTCTGTTCTCTGATTTGTATATGTCAAACGATCCTGTAGGATATCTCTTCTCTAACTTCTTGACATTTATTTCTAGAACTTCTTCAAAGTCTACACCGAGTGCCATACATGCCTGTGCTACGTACCAAAGAACGTCACCCAACTCAATAATAAGATGTTCTCTATTGCTGTCGCTCCAAGGTTTACCTTGGAAGACCATCTTCTTAACGATTTCCAGAAACTCACCAGACTCAGCAGCAAGCCCAACCCCAGAAGTGGTAAGGCGTTCAATATTGGCACCTTCTCTGTCAAGTTCAACCAGACGATCAGCAAGATCGACAAAATCTTTAGAACAATCGGATGTGACAGCATCTACAAATTCTTCGTAACGTTTAAAATCAATTTGTTTTTTCATGATTTAGCATTAATAACTTTAGCGGTTTCAATCTCATCACTTTCATCAGCATTAGTGTGATGTGTGACTTCTCTCAGTGTCTTTATATATTCGATCACATGTGCCCTGATTTCCATCAGTTCATCGAAGCATCCTTGGTTGTGAGCACAACCTCTAAGTTTATGATCAGGTGCCATGACTGACTCCTCGAATAGAGTCAGTGCTCTATCGTATTTGATCTGTGGTGTTTCTTTTCCTATCATAATTAAAACTTAAAGTCATTGAACTTTTGTTTGTTAGCACCAGTTAATACTTTCACAGTATCATCATTCAGTTTAACCTGTCCTGAGTCCATGATGTTATTCTGTGCCTCTTGTTCAACATTATACAGTCTCATCTTTGCTCTGTCAATACCCACAACAAATCTTTTGTTGAGAGTAGGATCATAGTATCTATTCTTCAACTGTTTAACCATTATCTGATTCTGCTCTTCCAGTTCTTCCGTACTAATAAGAGCAAACATAAGATCAGCAGTTGCAGGAAGACCGAAGGATTCACTTGTATCAGTAAGATCAACATCACTACTCCCATACCCAGAACGAGTCGTCTGAGTAGCGGAGACGAGTGGTACATTAAACTCAACTGCAAGACCACGGAGTTCTTCCGCAATCGACTTAACCATGGTATATGAATTGACCGACGCATTTCTAAACCTCTGCGATGTACAGATATTTAGATAGTCTATGAATATGATCTCTGGTCTGAATGCTTTCTTGAGTGCTAGATCATTTAAGAGTGCTCGGAAGTGACCCGCATGTGCTGACGCTGTGGGGTACTCTTTTACTATGAGTTTACCTTGTGTCTTCTTAGATAAGTCTGTGATCTTATTCTCAAACATTATCTTAGGTAACTGTGATAGTGTCTGTATGTCTACGTTGAGGAGGTTTGCGTCAATTCGTTCAGCAATTTTCTCCTCTGCCATCTCCATTGTAATATAGAGTACGTTCCTCCCTTGGAGCAACACGGAGCTAGCGACATGGCACATGAATAGAGACTTCCCGACACCCGTACCAGCCAGTGCGATGTTAAGAGTCTTATTAGGTAACCCACCTTTTGTAATTTTATTAAAGAAGTCGAGATCAAAGGGTACTTTGGTTTCAACTCTGTGATAACTGTCGTATCTTTCTTCATAGTCATCTATGTAATCGTGTCCTATATGGTTATCAAACGACACCCCAAGAGCATCCGATAGTATACTAGGTATAGCATCGGGACTCACTTTTGTATCTTTACCGTCAGCGATCTTGATTGATTCCATCAACGCAAGATAGATCGCACGGTCTTGGCACCACTTCTCTGTGGTGTCTACTAACCAATCGAGTTCAGTTGTTTCTTTATCGAATGATTCTAATGTCTGGGTAATCTGCTTGAACTGATCATCACTAAGTGTAGATTGCTTACCTACTTCAATGGTAAGTGCTTCAACTGATGGAACAGCAGAATACTTTACGAAGTATTTATTGGTTATATCAAATAGAACTTGGTCTGTTCTATCATCAAAGTATTCTTGTTTAATAAATGGAAGAACCTTCCGAGGATACTCCTCAGTTAATAATAGATTCTTCAGTATCAGTGTTTCCACCTTCATTGATTTCTTCCTCAATAAAAAAGTTAAATGATATAGTTGACCTCATTTTAGAGGATTTATTCATGGGAGCAGCATGCTCTAACCATGATGGAAAGATAATCATATCACCTTCTTGTACCCATGGTACAACAGTGTTCTGTGTGATGCCCGCTGTAGCAAGCAGTGTTTCACAGGGGTGATAGAAGTTAGTTGCCTTGTGTTCATTCGGATCGAAGTGAACATAGTATACACCAGACCACTGACCTGGCGAGTGGATGTGTTTCTCCTGCCAGTTCTGTGCCTCGTATACATTCAACCACAAGTCTGTCAGTATCATACTACCATAAGATTGTGATTCTGTCTGGAACTCATCCAGTGTAGGTGTGAATGCGTCTAGACATTCTCCAATAGGAAAGTTACTTGATCCATAAGATGTGAACAGGTTACAGTTCCACTGGTCAGGTGTGTTAGTATTAAATTTATGTTCTTTATAAAATTCTTCTACTCTTGCTTTGATAGGATCTTGGTCGTCTAGATGGTAGCGATAGAGTAAGGTAGGGAATACTTCTACTTTCATGATCCGTACTTAAACTCCTGTCCTGCTGCCCAGTCTAGTTTCTCCATTATTTCTCCTGTGAAGTACTTGTCAGGATCCTTGAGAATAGCAGAAGGATAGACGCTAGACTCCCCAACAACAACACGGTTCCCTTTACGTTCAAAAACTCCATACTTCTCACCCAGTTCCAGTAACCCATAATATTTGTCGAGTCCACGTTCATCATAATAGAGTCTGATAGATACATTTGCGTTCTCCTTTGATAGTCTGCTCTTCGCAGTTTTTGCTTTGATAATATTACCTACCACTTCTTTACCGTCTTTCTCTTTAGACTTACTGAGATAGATTATTGTAGACGCAGCGTACTTAAGTCCACTACCTCCACCCATTTCTTTTGTTGGTACATAAGCACCGACCACATCATATGTATGGTTAGTAACTAACATAGGTACGTTCGCTTTACCTAACTTCAATGTAAGTATTCTGAAAATTGCCTTGACCACCTGTGCTCTAGTCATGTCACGTGTGTCTTTACCTTCAGCACTGTCTGCTAGTTCTTTAGATGTTGACAACATACCAAGAGAATCTAATACAAACATCAATGGTTTGCGATCCTTCTCTGGTTGTTCTAGATACTTGTCTAGTATTCTGATTGCTTGAGTACGAAACTCTTGTACTGTGGTGACAGGCACGAGCATCATACGTGTGGTGTCAACGTTACGATCCTCCATCATCTGTTTGCTGATAGCAGCTTCAGACTCAAAGTATATAACTCCTGCGTCTTTGTCTGACCTTAAGAAGTTCTCTACGATACCAAGACAGAAGAATGTTTTACCTGTGCTACTCTCTCCTGCGATAGCAGTGATCTTGTTAGATGGGATACCACCTGTGATACTCCCACTGACCAATGCGTTGAAAATATAAGAACCAGTGTCGACATACCCTCCTATATCTCCTACAGATCCGTCTGCTAGTATACCTGCGTAGTCGTTACCAATTTCTTTAACGACATCTTTCAAAAAACTCATGTAAATAAAAACTCAAGCGATGATTTCTTCTCTGTATCCCATCCTATCACAGAAGTGATGATTTGTAAAGGATCAAGAAAAGATTTTTTAAAATTAATCTTATGATCAATACATTCCTCTAGTCCAAGTTCCCTCGGAAATGTGTTGAGGAATGATAGTACGTTCTCTCCAGTATAATTCGTACGACCTACCTTCATGTAGATATATTTTATCTTTTCTCCTTCTTGAATGATAGGGTACTTGTTCTCCAGTTTCTTTTTAGCGACATAAAAATTATACAGGAGAGATCCACGAACATGTAACGGGCATCCCTTTGAATACACGTCTGTGTCTGATTTGAATTTGCGTAGTCCATTGACTGACCTCGGAAATGCGATGTCTTCTGGTGGTAGTGAGTAGAACTCTTCTTTGAAGTTGTTTATAAACGTGATGAGTTCATCCTGCTCACCTGACATCATTATGTTTAGTGCGTCCTTAATAGCTTTACGACAAGGCATCGGAGTAGAGGACTTGACTGCCTCGATACCCATCATCTTCAGCTTAGGTTGATTATATCTGACACCTTCACTATCCCACACATTGAGGATGTATCTTTTCTTCGCAGTCCAGATACCTCTAGCAGCAATGTTCTCACGTTTCATGAACATCTTCTGTTCATAAGCATTAGTATACTCTGCTAACTCCTGATATGATTTGTCAATGAAGGGTTCTAGTTTTTCTTTACATGCCTTATCAAGAAAGTCAACCACTCTCTCCTGACCTACGTCCTTGTCACCATAAACTGTAGTAACTAAATCATCTAAACAGATGTAGATACTATCTGTATCACTGGCGATCACATAATCTTTTTCATTACTATTTAACAACTTATTCAAGTACCCATTTACTTTGTTCTCGATCCAACGAATTGATACCTGACCTGACAACGTGATCGCTTCAGCGTTTCTTAGATTATAGTATCTAAAATACTGGTTACCAATAGCACCATAGGCAGAGTTCAGTTGAATCTTACGTGCCATCTGTATGTTGTTATACTTACTGATGCTCTTCTCTAGATCTTTAGTAGGTGTCTTCTCATACTCTTGCTTTGCTATGAGCATAAGTTTCTTGGACTGTACACGTTCATCGTATATCTTCTGCATCATCTCTGGTAGGAACCCATGGATGTCCTTACGATACTGTGCACCGTTAGCACACGTAGCAAACTGTGGATCTATCTGGTCTACCTTAGTGAGCATGCGGTCAACATTAGTAGAAGGGTGACGTGTCTCCCACAGTGTCTCTGGAGATATATTGTACTGCATGATGAGGTGTGGGTACAGACTGTTAAGGTCAAAGGACACCACCCAATCATACTTACCAGGTATAGGTTCTTTGACGTATGCTCCCGCATACTTCTGATCTTTGTCACTTCGTTTGATAGGGGGAACCACTGTGTTCCTTCTCTTTAGGAAGTTATAAATCAGGGTGTCCCACATGCGTACCTGATAGTACACATCTTTCAAGTTCACCTTAGCATCATATGCTAGGGCGACAGCAAGTTCAAGGAGCTTCATCTTATCCTCTAACTGTAAAACAAGTTCTACGTCCTTGATGTTATAGTCAATAAACTTCTGCCAGTCCTTCGTATAGAAGTCCTTGAAGTTTTCATACTCACTATGGTCTAACTTCTTCTGTCCTAGTTCAACAAATGCTATGTGATCTAGTCTATATGATTCCTGATTAGTGTATGTAAATTTCTTGTAGAGATCCATGTAGTCTAGTACATTTATCCCCATTAGATTGTATAGTATATTCTTACGTCCTCTTATCTCCATCTCTTCACTCTTCACCATGCCCCATGGTGACATCATCTTTACTTCTTTCTCTCCGAATAAACGTTCAAGACGACCACAGATGTAAGGTATGTCATACAACTCGCAATTCCACCCTGTAAGAACATCTGGGAAATCAGTCTGCCAATAAGCAAGGAAGCACTGTAGCAGATGTTTCTCATCGTCACAGTATATAAAATCAACATCCTTACGGGTGTTGTGATAATCCCTCGTTGCGAATACTTTAAGTTTACGTGTCTGATAATCCTGTACTGTGATCGCCAGTAACTGTTCCGCACATTCACGTACGTTAGGAAAGCCATTCTCACATGCGACTTCAATATCAAGTGATGTAATCTTGAGAGTCTTGATATCGTAGTCAACTTCGTCGGAGAACTCCTCAGAAATATACTGATATAAGAACCTATCATAACCATGTACCTCAAAATTCTCTACGTCTTTATACTTGTCCTTGAAATCACGTGCCTGACCTACAGTATCGAACCTGATAGGTTTAGCATAGCGACCATCAAGAGTCTTGTACTCAGTGATCTGATTGCTAACTACGAAGAGAGTCGGAGAGAACTTAAACCTACGTTGAATACGTTGTCCATTCTCATATCCTATGTAGAGTAGGTTGTTACCAACCAAATTTACGTTTGTATAAAAACTCACTTAGTCACCATCTTATACTTGTCAAGAATTTCTTCTTTAGGGTCTAAGATTGTAGCAATAGTATCTGAATATATTAACACGTCTTCATCCACTGTGTGTAGTGGCCAAGGTTCCAGAGTACCATCTTCCTTTACAAGGTATGGTTGTTCTAGATGAGCAGCGGGTTCCTCATCCAAAGTTTCTATCTTGGTGATCAGGTAGATCCCTGACTTTAGTAAGAGGAGTTGTGTTTCCATAATGTTTCTAATTTTTTCCAGTCTGAATCTTGTCGGAAGTATTTGTAGACAGGAGTAAGATCAAGTCCACTGTCGTAGATGTTACTAATATACACCCAAGGTCTATATTCGTCAACCCTTATCTTAAAGTAATCAGGACCGTTGAACATGAGATGATCAAACTCCTGTGTACCACCTACGAAGAGTGGAAAAGGTTGAGGAATATAATTCTGATATAGTGGGGCGGGTATAGGTTGATCGAAGGCTACGATACCAAACTGACCATTGATCTTAGCAGGATACTCTGCTATAACTTTGCCTAGAAGAACAGGTCCTTCTATTACTATGCGTTTAGCACCATGAAATTTATGATCTGTTTTATATGAGAGAACTACGTTATCGTATGTATCATACAGGTGGAGTGTTCTCATCCTCGTTCATAATCTTTTCTGCTTCTTTAAACATATCATCTAGATCGTTCTCATCGTAACTGAGATTGAATCTCTCTTCATGCTTCTTGAAGTTGGCAGCATATCTCTCCTCATCTATAGCAGAGATGTACTGTGTAGTCAGTGCGTCCAGTGGATTATATACTGTGACTACGTGACTACCTGGTAAATAAAAATCTTTATCTTTACTTAGAGGTGCCCATGGGAACCACTCTAACTGATACCCCTGACCCTGTGAGGTGTCAACGATGTCAAGTCTGAATGGTTTGTGTAGGTGGTAACCTAATGGTTTCTCGTTCTCTGGATCAACTATCTCTTTGACTGTAGATATAACTTCTTCACCAGTTCTGAGCATTAATAGTTTGATCACTTGACAACCTCAGTAGGTGTTACTTCTGGAGCACCCTGATCTCCTGTCTTTGCTCTGACGTTAGAGAGGTATGTCTGTAAGATACTAGGTGATGGTTCCATGACAGAGATCACATAGTCAGGTGTGATAGCAATCTTCTGATCAATGGTAAATGGATTCCATGGTGTGTATCTGATCTTGACCTCTTGGTCTTCAAATGTTTCCATGTTAACTGCTTGGTCAGGTTCTTCAGTAATCCTTACCTTATATGGTACGGTCATGATGTATGCCTGTCTCTTACCAGTGTCTTTATCAACTGCCTCTTGTAAATCACAGATGATGTTGTCTCCATCACGTGTGAATACTAATTTAATTCTGTCTTCTTCTATCATGGCAAATTAATCTATGCATATATTATAAAAGGGAAACTGACATTTGTCAATCCCCCTTATGTAGGTTAGATGTAATCCTTCCTTGCGTGGTGTTCTGGTACTACTTTCTTCAGTGTTACTGTGAGTAGTCCGTCCTCTAATGTGACCTCACCTATCTCGGTGTCGTCAGATAGTGACCACTGTTTTGTGAAAGAACGTTGTGCTAATCCCCTGTGAGTATAATTCTCAGGTTCCTTTTTCTCTTCCTTCTCTGCTGATACGATTAGTTTACCGTACTCTGTGTAGACCTTGACTTCATCTCTCTTGAATCCTGCGAGTGCTATCTCTAATCTGGATAGTACATTTGAGACTGCAATAAGATTATAGGGGGGATAGTTGGTGGTCGTTTGATTCCAGAAAGAATCAAAGTACTCATCCATTCCTATACTGTTCTTAGAAATTTTGTCAAATAGTGATGGTAAATCGGCAGCACTATATCTTTGAATGTTCATTGTGACCTCCTTAAGCGTCGTTAGTTTGTGTACCCGAAGCGTACACTACTAATTATAACACTTGTCTAAAATTAGGAGGGTGGATATCCGAATACTGGAAAGACTTTAGTGATGTCTGCCATCTTTTCCTTGTACCTACTGATGTATGGTTCTTGTAGGTATGGCATGTATGGTTTACCTGTGACTTTATACTGTAGGTATGTGTAGTCAAACTGATACCTGTAGCATAGTCTGTCTGTTGTATCACCTAACCTTCTGTGCTGTACGATACTATTATCAAAGATCACTAGGTCATCATCATTCTCCCACCAGTAATCATAGGTATATGATGACAGTCCCCACCGTAGTTCATTCAATATTCTAATCGAATCCTCCTGAGAAAAATCTTTAATACGTGTGGTGGTATTGTATGGAAAATGTAATCCCTTAATACCCGCAGGACTCTGGATCACCAGAGGTATCTCTGTCTCTGGGTCAGGACACATGTTCTTATATACTACATTTTTCTCATCATTAGCATTGATCTTACCCTCTTGGAAATTATGTATGAGTATCAGTTCATCTAGTTCACTACGGAATGACTCTGGCAAACTGTAGTAATAAGGTGATGACACCATGAACCCAGTGGCACTCTTCTTCATACCATGATCACCGAGGAGTGCTACGCCAGGTGTGAATGCTATGTCACCAGATTCATTACTGTGCCATAGTAATTCTCCACTACCAAACAATCCGTTGTTCTCTGCGACTCTGACTATGTGTCCTGTCTTAGCATGACCACCTATCCTCGCATATTCTTTTGCTATCTCACTACTATGCTCTTCTTTAGCAGCATAGTTTTGTCTACACTTACCCCACATCTTCATCACCTTATGGAAATGGTTGATGTTGATACCTGTGTTACGAATGACCATGACAAGTTGTTCCATCTGTAACTTGCCGAGTGACATCCACTGATCTCTTGTCAGTTGTTTGATGTCGATGTCATCTACAAATACACCGTATCCTTTTAGTTCTGGTATGGGAGTTATCTTCATAAAAAAAGGAGGGTTGCCCCTCCTATCTATTAGTCTTGTACGAATAAACTTGAAGGAGGATAATCGTGGTGTCCTGTGTAGGAGTGCCAAACCTTCTTGTAAATTGTTGCTGCGTCTACAGCATTGAAACCCTCAAATTTTGTAATCATTTTTGGTTTCTGCTCAACGGTAGTGTCCATTAAGTCAATTAAGAAACTGAGTTCGTTGGTTGTTAAGTCTTTCATAGAATTACCCTAGTGGATTGAAGAGATTTGTTTGCTCCTCTCTCTCCTGCCTAATTCTTTTGTTTGCCCAAGCATCTTCACCAGTGTTGAAACTGATTTCTATACCTCTGCGTCTTGTTCCTGCTGCGATGTCCTTACGGATTACTTTTGATGCAGTCTTGAACTGTTTGTACTTACGAGGTGTAAAGGTTGCGATTCCTTCTTCGTATTGTGTACATAATGTCTCGCATGCTAGTGCTGCGATCTCACCTGAACATGTGGTGGTTTCAAACGATTTTCTCGATGCCATAATAATTGTATTGGTCGTATTTAGTGTAACACAAGATAAGAACTTGTCAAGTCTTCTTCTTCCCTATATTGTATTTGGATTCTAAGCACCATCCTGACTTATCCTTGTAAGATAAGACCTTGATTTGACTTAGAGGTGCTACGTCTACTATTGTATCAGGTTTCTGTATAGAAATCAACCCCCAGTCGCTGAGTAGTTGTATGATTCTATTGCGACGTTGAACGTCATTGAGTGATAAGTTTGCTGACTTACCATCCAACGCGAACAACTCTTTAAAATGTACGATATAATACTTGCCTTGCTTATGAAGTATGTGGCATGATTGATACAACTTCTTTTCTTTTCTAGAAGCTACACCTATCCTTGTTAGTGTTTCTCTTACCTTTAAAAAATCATCTGGTTCGCCTAAGTTTACCTCTACCATTTGATCAGGTGTCCATGTGACTTCCTGCTCAGTGAATGAAGTACTCATCGTCTTCCTCCCTTTTCATGTTTGTTACGAATGTATTCAATTTGGGTGTTGGTAAGAAGAGTTAATGCGACCCTCGCTTTTTCATTACTATAGTCATAGTGTGTTTTGATCAGATCCAGATCTTCAATCTGTTCTTTCTTCAACCAAGGTGTGAAACGCTTTCGCTTTCTCAAAGTATTTAGCAAAAAGTCATATTGAAGACGCTTGTCTAGATTAGGGTGCTTGTTTACTTCATTAGCAAATAGGATCGCATCAATGTGTCCACTGAGACATCGGTTGATAATATAAGGAGGATAAGATTTAATACGATCAGGGTCATCAAGATACAAATGCTCTTTGGTATTGTTGATAGACGAAAGTATTTCTGAAAGATCACTACTCATAACCAATATGGTTTGCGGGATGGGTCACGAAGATAATTAGATGCAACCCAAGGTTTGCTGCCAATGTAATTCTTGTAAGCAGTAAAAGTGTCAATGCTTGTGTCATATTTAAACTGTTCGGGCATGGCTCTGGTATAGCTCGTGGGGATATCATTGTTGTTGGGAAATATTATATTAGCATGGAGTATAGTATGCTGACAACTATGTACTTTGCTGTATCTATGTGTGTACTCAGCACACAGAGCGAGACCATGCCTGATCAACCAACGAAAGTTAGTCTGTGCCCAGATGGTACATGGATGATTGCGGAACGCACCCTTCTCTGTCTTGTATGGTTCACCATTAAGTTTAGGTAAGTCACCGAAACCATGACCCCACTTACTAGATGCTACAATAGATAACATTTGACATGTCTCTAGAGGCATCTTGACTATGTGCTTGTCAGGTAATACTTGTGCTGACTTGATAGGGTCTGGATCGGTGACAAATATATTCATAGTACAGGTGGATT